GTTGGTTGCCTTTGCCATTAGTTAAATATGTATAAACGGAAATACTCAAAGTCCTCTTTACCACCTTCTTCAACATAGTTCAACCAAGCATCGTATGCCTTGCCTGATAACTTCAATGGCACTTCGCTTGTATCAAGTCCAGCACCAATCATCTTGGCTGAAAACACTTCAACTTTCTTGGTCATCACATCAACCTTGTTCTCGGCAATGGCAACGGCTTCTTTTAACTGTGCTTTCTCTTCAACTTTCTCAGCGACCATCTTCTCACCCATTGCTTTTGCTTGTGCAGTTGCAACCGATGCCATCTCTAAATTCTCAGATATCTTTTGGAGCATCAGTTCCACCTCGTCAACAGGTACTGACTTTGATTTTTCTACTGGTGTGGCAATAATCCCCACAAAAAAACAAGCGACAAAAAGCAATGTGATGTGTTTCATAGTTTTTTCATAGTGTTCATTATGCGAATCTCCGTGATGGCTGATGCCAATGCAGAATCCGAACGCTTTAGGGCGTAGGTCAATCGGTCAATCTTAATATCAAGTTGATCTATCTTGTGATTACTCTTTTCAATCTGCTCTTTATACCCCGACCGAAGGTCAACATACAAATAGCTAACAGCCAACAGCATACAAAAAGCAACGGCAGCAATTGGATTCTTACGAAATTGATCAAAGGAAACGGGGATAGGTGATGGGGTTTTTTTGATGGCGGTCATGTTATGGAAATGGGGGTGGAGGTGGTGGTGTGTATTCGCCTTGTGGTAAGGTTAAGACCCAAACCCACGAAGTCGGTGCGATAGTTACGATTTGTTGTTGTGTTAAGATATTAAACCAAACGCCATTGATATCCTGCACACAATTAAAGCATTGAAAAGGTGCAAATTCTTGTCCTTGAATTTGGTCTTTTTGTTCTTCGGTTAAAATATATCCTAACATTATACTTGACGGCTTAAAGATGTTTGAAACGCTTGTACTGCTGTATATAGGTTACCAGCTTGTGTGTCGGTTAATCCATCGCCAAGAGATGCAAAAGCATAATTTCTTGAAGATGATAATGTTGGTGAAGGGTTATTGTTTAATGCGCCAATGTAAACATTTAAAGAAGACAATGTCCCCGTACCTGCTCCCGATGATAAAATTGCCGTATTGTTTTTGAATAATTTTTGAGATGTCGCAGTTCTTGAACCAATATAAAATCCCGTACTATTTGCATTTGTAATATTCCCGGTATATCCTCCATTGTTATGCATAGCATAATAAATCGCATTATCAAATCTTAATAATAATCTTAACCTATTTGTGTCTCCTGCATCCAAATCAGCTGTTATTTGGTTTACATCCGTTCTTGAATATATGGAGATATGGGTTGAATTTAACAGCAAATTATTAGCTGGTATAATGCCCGTATTTAACGAAGTGTTACTTCCATTTCCTGTGATACCATTTGCACTATAAGTCCAACCACCGCTAAATGTACCCGTAAAACTTGAAGATTTTAAGTTTTGTGCACACGCTGCCGCACTTGCTCCGACCATTGGATAAACCGCTTTCATTGAATTCCAAATACCCGTACTTTTCATATCCAACACTAACTGATTTACGGCAACTTTTTCCGTGTTTGATAAAGAACCCCCCGCACTTGATACTCTTACAAAAAAGGAATTGGCATCACCATCATAAGCACTTTCACTGCCAATCTTTCCTAATTGCGTAGGCGTTTGACCTTGTGCCAACTTTTCCCCAAACCCTCTAAAACTTCCAAAGTCAGGCATTTTAATAATCTCCTTTTACTGCAAACACATTTACTCCAGCCGTGATGGCAACCGTTGTACCCACCTTTACGACTTGCCCCGCTTTTAATTGCAAATCGGAATAGGCAGTGACAACTCTTTGTGATGTGGTCGTAGTATCTGCGGTTACTGATATCAAAGCAATCTCATCAAATAATTTGAAGTTTGCACCTGTGCTATCACTCACAAAAATCAAAACCAAAGTTGCAGTATTCGTTCCAGCAACCTTCGCTCCTATCTGCGTGATTTTCGTGCCGTTTGTTGCAGCGGTTAAAAGTGTGACCGTGTTTGTCATTGTCGCACCTGTTCTGTCGGTTGTTGCCGCAGTCACGGTAGCGAATGCGAGTTCAGGGGTGAGTGCGAATATGGGTGATGTATTTGCAGGCATAGTTTAGTAGTTGTAAAATAGGTATAAGTCCCCACCCGTTGAAGGTGGAATGTTTAAGTTTGTCAAATTGCTTCCGTCAACCGCTGGAAGTTTAGCGGATGCATCTAATTGAACGAGTTTGTTGGCGGTGTTAAATGTGTTTCCTTGCGTTGTAACGGCAGATGATAGGCGTGAATCACCCAATGTACCACTTGTGATATTTGATGCGTTTGTGGTGTCTATATTTGGCACATCACCCAACCCTACTTGTGCTTTTGTGGTGGCGTGTGGGTTGCTTGTGTTGGATGTGTGTGATGTAAGCGTTGAAAGGTTTGCCGTGATTTGTGCTTGTAACTTTCCAAAGGCAATCAACACCGAATCAGTTGCAGAAATCACCGCATTGGTAACCAATGACAATCCAGTCAAAACAACCGCCCTCACTCGTGATTCCGTGAAATACTGATTTGTTCCTTCGCTTATGTCGGTTGTAGTCAATACAACTGCACCCGTTTTTGTGTTTACCGATTGAACATTTCCTTGTGATGCGATGGTGATGGTTTGAAGTGCATCGTCAAATGTGATTGATGTGTTTGAACCAGCCAACAAAGTTGCTTTGACTTTGGTATAAACACGAGTATTTGTGAAATATAGGTTTGTCCCTTCGGCAAGGTTTGTGGTTGAACTGGCTTCCAATACACGCTGACCGATGTTGGCAAGGTTTGTCCGCTTCGTGACATTCTCGCTATAATCAACGATTGGTATTGAGTCCTGATTGACATCAATAGTTCCTATCGGATCAAGTTGTGAAATTTTCTTGTTAGCCATACGATTCTACCAAACGACCTCCATCCTCTTGGAGCAATAAAAATGAATCTTCAGTCAATAAAAAAAACGCAGTCAATGCGTCAACATCGTAGTTCTTTTTCTCCAAATCTGTGGAGCGTTCAAAGCCAATGTCCCTTTGAGTGGTGAATAATTTCTCGGTCAATTGAACTTCGTGTTCAACTCCCATATCTCGCTGCGTGGTGTATATTTTCTCGCTCACGATACTTGGTAGAATAGTTCTTCGTTCAACAATGGGATGACTTTCAAGATGCCTGTCTCAACCAACTCATCAGCCAATGATGGGTTCAAGTTGTTAGAAGAAATTTGAGCATAGATTCTGTATTCGTGTTCACCAACTTCCAATGTCTTTGCATCGGTTGCACCTTCATCAAAAAGAAACTTGTTGTATCTCTCCTTGAATGTGCTGATGTCGGTCAAAATAAAGTTCTTTACTGCATCGGTTTGACGGCACTTCATACTGAATAGGAAATATGGGTTTGCAATCGTCACTTTTTCGGTGAGAGTTACATACCAATATTCGGAATCTTGCTTAGTTACTTGGAGCATCTATACAAAATAGCGAGTTGTCTTTTATGTAACAAAAAAGGGTGAGCAAATGCCCACCCCCTTTCTCTATGAATCAAGCAGAATTAAATGCCCAATGTTGTGATCACTGATGCTTGTACCAAGAATGGTGCTTCAGCTTCAATGGCGGATAGAGTCACCTCATATCCAGTAGAGTCACCCATCGCAGTTCCTGTGTTGCTGACCATTGCAGTCACATCACAACCCAAGTCCTTACCGGCTAACCAATACTCGTCATTGTTTGTTTTAACGATGCAATAACAACGACCTTGTGCAAGAAGTTTCATCTCGTTACGCTTGGTGGTTGACAATCTGCGAAGTTTGAACGCAATGTCGGCTTGGTTGAAAGATGTGCCGTTTTCAATGCTCACATTTGTGGTGTTTGTCATTGAGCCGGTTGCTTTAGGTAGCTCGTAAGTGTATACATCACCGCTCACCACAGTTGTTGCGGTTACTACACCACTTACAACGGTAAACTTTGAAGCAGTCCAACTAATTAGATGGATGCTTTTAATTCCACCGATTGCTTCCTTGCAATCAAGTGTAAATCCGGAAGTCAGCAGACATGCCATATAAATTTTTAGATTAAAGGGTGAAATAAACAACTTCAGATGGGAATGCAACTTGCACACCATACTTGAAAGTTAAGCGGAATCTTACTTCGTCTGAGTCCTCTGAATACCACAGCTTTGTGATTTCTTCTTCATTTGCAAGGTCAGTTCCTAAGAAGAAGTTAGACAATGAACCAGCAAACAATTTGTTTGTTCCGTTCAAACCACCAACGGCGATCAACTTCATATTAGTTCCAGGATAAACCATTTCCATTTCAGTTGCAGCATCAGCCACATAGTGAAACAAATTGGCGTTCTTCAAATTAACCAACATCAACTTGTAAGCGTCAACACCCAAGAAACAAACTAAGTCAGTTTTGGTTGCAACGGCAGCAGGGATGTTTGCATAGATTTGATCCAAGATGTCATCAATGTTTGCAGAAGTTACAGTTGTGAAAGTTGTTGGGGCAGCATTCGCCAATGTTGGAGATGCAGCAGCGATGATTTTGCTCAAACCATCAAAACGGTTTAAGTTAGGATTACCACTTGCAGTATCACCTTGCCAAATCGCAGTTTCCAAAGTTTGTGCAATCACGGCTACCTTCTCGTTTCCAATCTGCTCCTCGAAAGGAATCATTGTTGGTGAACCAGGCATAATTTGTGTCTGCATCCACTTTGCTTCCAAAGTTTTAGGACAAAGAGTTTCTTCAACTTTCACCGCACCAACGGTGATGTTTCTTTGTGTGAAGGTAGTTGTACCACTTGGATTGTATCCGCAGCCATCGGCTTGAAAGAATACAGTTGAAGCGATGATGTTCAAGGCAGCAGATGATTTAACACCTACTTGCACTTGGTTAGCAGCGTACATCGCAGCAGCAGTTTTACCGCTGAACAATGCTTTAACCAACAAGTCTGTTGATTGTTCGTTGTTGTAATTAACGAGAGATCCGACTGAAAATGCCATAGTTTTAGTTTATTTATTTAGTGAGTTTTTTAATCTTTTCAATGCTTCAAACTGATCATTCTTCTTGTTTGAAACGGGAGTTTTTGTGGGTTCTTCTGAAGGCAAGTCAGCAACTTTCTCGATTAGGTCGATTGCTTTGCTCATTGCTTCTTTGTGTGTGTTGTTAGATGCAGTCAATGTTGCTACCTTAGCAGTCAATTCAGCGATTGCAGTTTCCATCTTGGCAACTACTTCGTTGAATGCAGATACGGTTGCGAACTCTTCGGCTTCAACTTCAACTTCGATTTCAGGTTCAACGATTTCAGTAACTAAACCACCAACAGTTGTCACCAACAATCCACCTTCAACCTCGTGAGTTGCATCAGGTGCTGGGATATCACCTTCAGCAGTTTGAACGAAGATGGCAGTTCCGATTGCCAATTCACCTTCGTAAGTGATTACAGTACCATCAGTCAATGTGGCGGTTGCCATCTCGACTTTGATTTCTTCGTCAGAGAATCCGAGCATTGTGCGGATTTCTTTCAATGTTTCTTTTGCGTTCATTTGTTATATAATTAGGTTTTTGTTTTAAGTGTTGCAATTTTATTTGCCATTCCATTGGCTAAGGATTGATTTCATTTGCTCAAGGAGTTGTTCATCAGCATCAACGGGAAAGTCAAAAACACCCTCCACCGAGAATCCTTTGAACTCGCCGGACTTCACCTTTGACCAAACATCTTCGTTGTCGATTAAATAAGACACAAACCAAGAACCATCGGCAACCTCTTCAAATCCCTTTGGTGGCATCACGCCCCGTTCACGATCAATGATGTATGATTCAAACAAGCTCACGCCATCTGCGATTGGTGTTTTGTGATGTGTGTTCACCGCATCGTACTTGTTTGACCTTGCCCACTTCTTTGCAATCTTGAAAATGCTCTCCTTGTCAAATACCACATAGTATTCTCCACGAACATCGTCCCTGCGATAGATGGGTAGATCGGCAATCATTGCTGCACCTGTAACGATGCGTTTCTCTTCATCCTTGATTTCAAACCTTTGGGTGATTTCTGCAAATGCAAGAAAGTCCTTTTGTATGGCTGGAGTTTCAACCAAAGAAACAAACTCAATGCCTGTCTCTTCATCAAACTCGTTGATGTCTAATCGGTATACTGGTAACTTCATCTTTCTTAAATAGCGTTATTTGACAACGGATACTTTTCTCGTAGTATCCACACGATCGGTTGTTCTGCGGATGTCACCTTCAGTCACAAAAACTTTGGTATCGAATCCGCTTACTGTTGGAAGTGTTGAGCTTACTTGTGGTGCTGCCATTTGCGGAGCTCCACCTCCACCCATTTGTGATGGTGCTGATGCTGACCCACCGCCTTTGCCACTCTTCAAGATTGCTTTTGCCTTATTTGCTGCTCCCAACACCGCAGCAATTTGCGATGCGTAGAATATAGGGAATGCAAACGGTGCTGCTGGTCCTGTTGCCTTTGCTCCTTTTTGTGCGATGTCCAATGCGTTAATAAATCCAACACCCGTACCGATTGCAATGTCAACCAATGCTGCGGCTTTTGCTGCATCACTACCTTCTTTGAACAAACCACCAAGTGCCAATACTGCATCTCTTGTTGCCTGAACCATTGTGTCTTTTGCTGCTCTCAATGCTGCTTCGTTTGCAAGTTGGTCGGCGGTTGCCTTTGCTTGATCTTCCGTTTCTTTCTCAAGTAAATCCTTGTTCTTCGCTGCCGTTTCCTCTGCAAGTTTCAGTTCCGCTGCATCCAGTTCCGTAAGTGCAACGATTTTTAAGTCATTATACTTTTTCTCAATCGCTGCTTTGGCTTCTGCATTGTCACCGATGGCTTTCAGTTCTGCTGCTTTCGCTTCTTCAAGTGCGACTAATTTGTTGGTATACTCTTTGTCGATTCTCTCACCTTCATCAGTCAGCAATGCCAGTTCTTTTTGTCGTGCTGCATCTCTTGCCGATGCTTCCGCTGCCAAAGTATCTGCCGTGATTTTCTTTTTTTCTTCCCCAACTTTTTCCAATCGGTCTAATTCCTTTTGATCAGCATCATCCGATATTTTCTTTTTGTCCTCCGCTGCTTTTTTATCAATGCTTTTTATTGACTCCTCAAATCCAGCAATGTCGTTTCTCATTTTCCTCAAACCATCTTTGCTTTTTTGAATTGCAGCGTTTGATTCATCTTCAACTTCTTTTGGATTAAATACCATTTCCGCAATGCCTTTTGAAAATCCTTCCTCTAATCCAAAATCTTGATTCAATGCTTCACCAACCTTGTCAACTGTTTTTAGCAAAATTGACAACGGAGCAAATATGAATCTGATCATACCTTGAAGAATATCTCTATTCCTTTTGGCAGTATCAATTTGAGCTTGTTGAATACTTTGTTGAGTTTCAAGTTGAGCAGACAAATCAGTGATTGATACTTTTAACGCTGCAATTTTCATTTGCAAAATCTCCTTTTCCGTTTTGCCTTGTTGCTTTAAGATGTTTTCACTTGCAGATATATTATCGTAAGATTTTTGATTTGCTTCAACCATTTTCTCCGTGTTCTTCAACAAATCTTTTTGCTCTTCACTCACACCGCTCACCGCCTCTTTGATGTCATCCCAATAAGCAACGATAGCACCAAGTGCAACAAGAATCAATCCGATACCGGTTGAACCAATACCCGCTTTGATTGCTGCAAATGCTTTCTTTGCACCGCTGACAACATCCCTGAAGATTGCACCGAATTGTTGCTGAATCTTTCCCAATCCTTCAAGACCTTGTGACAACGCCATTGCACCTTGCAACTTAATCATCGTCTTCTCAAAGTCCTTGGATTCGTTTCCGAACAACGCCATCGCACCTTGTGCTGCTGCAAATCCACTTGCAACACCTTGAACAACTGTATTGATTTTTGAGAACCTATCAGGATTGACCGCTTTCACACGATCATTGAAGTCATCCATCCTATCTCTCGCACCGGCAAGTGCCTTCTCTGCTCTTTGTGCTTCAGGTGAGAACTCACCGAACTGCATCACCGCCTGTTGAGCTGCGACTGTTAGTTCTCTAATCTCCGCCTTCATTGATTTGAAGTCGGGCTTTTTGACGGTTAGGTCAATCGTTGCGTTTAGTGCCATTATTTTTCTGCTATTATAAAGTAATCCACCCCATCTGTTTCAAAGATGTGTGATGCCCAATGTTGATTGATTGAATGTGTATCCGCACCGTCAATCTTTGCCGTTCCAGTTGTATCAACGGTGATGGTATGTGCG